CAGAAATGGTATCTGAGGCCGCAGAAAGGTCTAGGGTTGCTAACCCGAACCGGACCGCATGCTTCATTAACCCTGCATGTCTTTCTTGAGCAGTACGAAGATTGAGAGAGGCCCTTGTTTTCAAGCGGTGTCGCAGCAATGAGCCGATACCCTTCTGAACATAAACGTTCAGTAGGGGTTCGACACAAATGCTTCGATCCGTCTTTGAAGATTTCGGGACTGTGGTAAGACGCGACCCTTTCACAAGTTCAAACTCATCGATGAGATTGAACCATGTTTCCCCCATTATGCTTTCGCAAAACGGGAGAAGTGAAAGGGTTACAGTCGGTGTTGTGACATATTTGTCAGGTCCACCAACCGTGTCGCGCACAGCAAAGCCAACACATGCACCTGGACCGTGGTTCGACTTCTGAACAACGAAGTCTAGGTCCTTTCGGCGAAGTGAGCCCAAAATTGAGTTCACTTCCCTACTAACCTCGTAGACCTCAGTGGAATAACATCCACGCTGGAGGTTTTCGTTGGTTAAAGCGCATGTTTTCTCGCTCTCCATAAAGGATGCGATACTGACGGCTTCTCTATCGACTCCCAGAGGGATCAAATCAGACTTAGATAAGAGCTTTACTGCGAGCAGATCCTTACCAAAATGGTGAGCACCCTCGTAGTCAGAGGCGTTTATCTTGTAGTCTGATATGCCTTGCCAATTTTTATTTTCGGCTAGGGATATCAAGGAATGGGATACTGGAGTATCCAGAGATTCCCAAATCGATAGTGCTGCTTGGAGCTGTTCGCTCCATGTGACTCGGCACGGGCCGGGATAGGTCATAGCAATCTCCAATGATTGGTTGATTGCTCATGTTAGAACACAGGATGTATACCAACATGGCCGTCAACATGATGAGATAACCGGGTTTACCGGGTGGAATACGTGAGATCATGGGGAGCCTAATAGATAGGCTCACGGTCCACGACGTGTTCGCTGAACACGGTGTGGGCTACCAGATTCTTCACATAATTCAACAGCCGGGTCCGGTCTGCCTCAGTCATGCTGGCGGGGATGACCACCTGGACCTTCGCCAGAGCTATATCATCGACATGATACAACCCCGTGTCGGTGTCCTGGTATTCCAGGGGCACACGGACGAAGGCATCCGTGATGGTGGTGGACCGCTGAGCGGTAGGCTGCTTCAGGTTCATCTGTAAAGTCTCATCGCCGATCGGGTTATTTCCCGCGTTATAAAAACGCGAGACGTTC